CTTACGGCAAAAGCGATGACCGTTGACTTGGTCATCCTGGATACTATCTAGCTACAGGTCACAAATATAATAAATATATTGTTAACCCATGTCTAAGAAACTAAACATTTTTGATAATGCTGAGTCTCTATTGACTTGGCTTAATAAGGCTCTAGTTAAAGAGCCCAATGAAGCTTTGTCAGTGACACTAAAGGTAGTTAATAAGATTAAAGTAATTTATTCGACCCGTGGAAAACACGAGGCTATAAAGTACTCCAAATTATTAAGGTCATCTTTTATTAAATATATATTTAATAATTATGACAACCCTAGTGATCTTCCCAAGATTCTACGACCTTGGAAGAAATTGATAAAAGATAGTTACTGGGAATACCCTTTGTTAAGGCTATTTCTCAGCGCACTATATTTAACAAGATCTATAAGGTTGAAGGCAACGCCGTCATTTGAGACGATCAAAAATCCAACTGCACTTAAAAGTGTCGGGGACTTTGATAATCTTGTAAATGACATGCATAGCTTTCTCGTAGATTTAGGAATCAATCCTAGAACTATGGGTAAGGTTCCAAAATCTTTAAGATTTCGGAAATTCCATATGTCCGCTAAGAAAGGACCTAACGGTCCTGCCTTATGGACATCACCTTATGATAGATATGCACTTCCTGAAGAACTTCAGGAGTCCTTATCTATCTTAGGTGGCCCTAAGTTCAGAGAAATCTTGTTTAACAATCTTCAATCTAGTGAAGCTATCTATCATCTTTACCAACGTTTCCACCCAACTAAGGGGGGTACCGCGATAAGACGTTTAGTAGCTATACCAGATAAAGAAGGTAAAACAAGAGAGATAGCAATTGGAGATTATTGGAGTCAAACAGTCTTAAGACCGCTTAATTCTAAAATTTTCAAATTACTATCTTCCATTTCTCAAGATTGCACTCATGAACAGGAAAAACATTTATGTTTCCTTAAGAAAACTTCTGAGGAGCATAAGTTCCATTCTATAGACCTTACGGCCTTTAGTGATAGATTTCCTATTACTATTCAAAAGGTTATGTTAAGGATCCTATATGGTCCTGAATATTCTGAAGCCTGGGCTCATATTATGGTTGGTTACCCCTTTGATTACAAAGGAGACCAAATATACTATGGTACCGGCAACCCAATGGGGATGTATTCCTCATGGGCTGTGGCTTCTTTGGCACATCACTTCCTGATATGGAAGGCCTGTAAAAGGGCCAACCGTAACTGGAGGAGATGTCCCTATATGCTCTTAGGTGACGATCTCGTCATAGCTGACGATAACGTTGCTAAAGAGTATAAGAATATATTACAAGAGTGGTTAATACCATTTTCTCCTGAAAAGACTCATGTCTCTTCAAGAGGCTATGAATTTGCAAAACAAATCATAGTAGATGATATTAACATATCACCCTTCCCTTTAGCAGCTCTATTCGAGAGGCGAAACTCACCGATTGAATCGGTGGGAATCATCTGTCGAGAGCTGTGGAAGAAAGATTGGTATCCAGATCTTGAAAATGTCATCCAGAAGTACTATTTACATGTTCTCGGTTGGAAATATCCTAAACTAAGGAAATTCTTTCCCGACATCATGTTAACAGTCAGATTATTGGAGTATCTCAGTGGTTTGTCTAACCTAGGTCCTTCCTTACGGAAGTACGTAGAAGACTTTACCAAAATGAAGGTTCCATTAACTGAAAGTCAGTTTAACGATTT